GTATTAAACCTATGACCGATAAAGCCCGGGCAAAAGCCATATCGTCGCTCGGATATGTGAAGCTACCCGGGGGGCCTGTAACCGTAAACCGCTCTGCGTCGGATGGTGAAACCCGTTCAGCCGAGCGCCATAGGGTTTACACCCTGCAAGGAGTTTCACTTTCCCGAGATATAGCGGCCGCGGCGCTACTTGTAGGTGGCGACAAACTACGCAAGTCGCAGCGAAACCCCATTGAAGGGGTCTCAGACCCTAAAGGGGTGTCAGTAAAAAAGATTGAATAACAATACCCTACAGCCTGAAACCCTTTGAAACCCCTTTATTAATAGTTTGGTAGTAGTAGTAAGTAAGAGTAAGTAAAGAGTGTGTATATAGTGTGCGTAGAGCTGCGTAGGGGAAAATGGGGTTTCAGGGGTATCCGGGTCACAGATTTAGCCCCATGGACACGCGTAAACGGCGTCTGTAGTCTATTGGAAACGGTTAGGAGCTATGAGTATGGAAGCTAAAATAGACAAAGGCTACGCGGCCAATGCGGAGGCTATCGACCACTTGACCTTGGAGTGCGCAACGCACGGGTACTCCAAGGCTCAGATTGCCGCCTGTATTGGGATATCTAAAAACACCCTCTACAAGTGGGCCCGGGACATACCCCGCTTTGCCGAGGTGCTCGATCGAGCGCAGACGCTTAGCCAAGCATGGTGGGAAGGCCGGGCAATGGACGGCCATGCGCAGTCGGTTATCGGTGGCAGCGTATGGCATAAGAGCGTCGCGGCCCGCTTCCCTGAGGAGTATGCAGACCGGCAAGAGGTCGGCACCATTGGCGAAACCGGTAAGGTTACCGAGATCAAGTGGAAAGTAGTGGACGTCGGCGATAATGATTGACGACGATACCTACGAGTGGACCGACGACGACCTGTACGAGCCGGTCACACCACCACCCATAGGGCACAACGGCGGCCCGAGCCTAGAAATACCCGTGGCTCGGGCAATGGTGCCAGCGCTCGAGCCCGCACGCTACAAGGCCCTGTATGGTGGCCGGGGCGGCACTAAATCCTATTTTGCAGCCGATTACGTCGTCGCTAAGGCCCTAGAAGGCTGGAAGTGCCTATGCGTTCGTGAGGTGCAAATATCACTCGACCAATCCTCTAAGGCGCTGATCGAGGAGCGTATTATCGACCACGGGCTCGAGCACGAGTTCCGTATCCTTAGAACGCATATCGAGAGTAAAGCGGGCGGCCGTATTGAGTTCAAAGGCATGCAGAACTTTAACGCCTCGAACGTTAAGTCGCTGCAAGGCTACCACTTGGCATGGTGGGAGGAAGCGCACACCGCCTCGCAATATGCCCTCGATCTCCTAATACCTACGATCCGGGCCGAGGGGTCCGAGCTTATCTTTACATGGAACCCCGAGTTCCCCGACGACCCCGTCGACGATATGTTCCGAGGCCATAACGCCATACAAAACAGCGTTATCCTCGTAGAGTGCTCGATCGCCGACAACCCGTGGGCACCTGTGGTCCTGTTAGGGGAGCGAGACGAGCTCTACCGGCGCGACCCCGAAAAGGCCGCATGGGTGTGGGGCGGCGACTATCGCACAATCTCAGACGCCAATATCCTAAAGGGCAAATACAGGGCCGAGCGGTTCGAGCCTAAGCCACATTGGGACGGACCATATCAGGGCCTCGACTTTGGCTTCGCTAACGACCCGAGCGCCGGGGTGCGGTTCTATATCTGGGGCAAAAGCCTCTATATCGAGCACGCACACGGTACGATCGGGCTAGATATTGACTTGACCGAGCAATACATGCTCGAACGTATACCAGATTGGGACCGATACGAGGTGCGTTGCGATAACGCGCGACCTGAGAGTATAAGCTACCTTAACAGACACGGTTCGGGTCGCTATAGTGCAGCCGATAAATGGCCCGGAAGCGTAGAGGACGGTATCGCTTGGTACAGAACATTCGACGAGATAGTCGTACACCCCGACACGGCCTCGCCCTTCCTCAAGGAGTGCAAGAAATACTCCTATCAGGTGAACAAAGCGGGCGACGTCCTGCCCAAGGTCGAGGACAAGCACAACCACTTTATCGACGCCGGGCGCTACGGTGCCGCGCCTATCATACGTGCCAAGGGCACGCCAAACATTAGGAGCCTTTGAGCTATGGGCATTTTCGACTTTCTACGCACAAAGGCCAGTGAGACGAGCCGCCTACTCGTGACCAATCCGGGGCAACCCAAATGGACGCCGCGCAACTACACCAAACTAGCCCGAGAGGGCTACCAGATGAATGTAGTTGCATATCAAGCGGTTAACCGGGTCGCTGATGCGGTGGCTACGATCGAGTGGCAGGTATGGGATCAAGCCGACAAGGTGATAGAAGGCCCGCACCCGCTTAAGGAATTATGGGCTAAGCCAAACCCGCAAACCTCGGGCGGCGAATATATCCGGGCCGTAATTGGCTACCTCCTGCTATCCGGTAACGCATATCCTGAGGCCGTAACAGGAATGGGTAACGTCCCGGTAGAGCTCCACATACCGCGGTCGGATCGTATGAAAGTGATACCCGACAAAGAGGGTCTAGTATCCGCCTACCTCTACTCGGCGAACGGTAAAAAGGTGCGATGGGACGTCGACCCGCTTACCGGGCAAGGTGATATTATGCACCTCAAGACATTTAACCCGCTCGACGACTTCTACGGTATGTCGCCTATCGAGGCGGGCGCCTTTGCGGTCGACCAACACAACGAGGCAATGAAATGGATGCAGGCGCTACTACAAAACAGCGCTCGGCCGTCCGGTGCTATGGTTGTGAAAGAGGGTAACCTTGGCGACGAGCAATTCTCACGCCTACAAAACCAGATCGAGGAGCAATACGCAGGCGCCAAGAATGCAGGCCGCCCTATGCTCCTTGAGAATGGCCTCGAGTGGCAGCAAATGGGTTTGAGCCCTTCCGATATGGCTATACTCGAGACCAAGTTCTCGAGCGCCCGGGACGTAGCGCTCGCCTTTGGGGTACCGCCACAATTGCTCGGTATCCCCGGCGACGCTACGTACTCAAACTACAAGGAGGCCCGGCTCGCCTTCTACGAGGATACAGTTATCCCGCTCCTCGGCTACCTCATGGCCTCCTTTAACAACTGGTTTGAGGAGCCATTTAACGGCGCTAAGATCATGCCAGACCTCGACACAATCCCGGCTATTGCAGAGAAGCGGCAAGAGAAATGGGATGCGATCGACAAGAGCCGGGAGCTTACGATCAACGAGAAGCGGGCCGCCAAAGGGTACCCCGAGCTCGAGACCGTCGTACCCGGCGAGGACGGTAACCGCTTGCTAGGGCCCGACAAGGCAGACGCCGCGGCTAACACTGAGGCAGGCCGCAACCTTATGAAAGCGATCGCCTATGGCGATTGACCGTCAAAAGGCGGCCAAGCGTGCCAACGCGCTGCAAGACATAGTAGCCAATAAGCACAAGGGCCGGATAGAGCGCGCGATCGCCGACGCTATGTCGAGTGTAGCTATCAACCTCCACCTATTGCAGGGTCACGAATTACCGCCTGACCACTTCCGGCGGATAGAGACTGCCATGCAAGAGCTATACCGCGAAATGGTACGCACCATGGCGCAAGAGCTCGTCGGACGGATCAAAAGCGGCTTCGAGTGGATCGAGACTAAGGCCACCGAGGAGGGGTTTTACGAGCGGCTCTACGAGGAGTACCTTTACGTCCATGGCGGTTATAATATCGCGAATATCAGCGCTACGACGCGCCGACAGATACAGCGTCTAATCGCTAACGGCCTCAAACAAGGCTTATCTATCAATGAGATAGCCGCGGACATACTTAAGGCTACTCCTACGATCGCAGAGACCCGGGCCCGCATCATAGCCCGCACAGAAACGCACTCTGCCTCTATGTTTGCAAGTCTACAAAGCGCCAAGCGATCCACTACCGAGCTCGTCAAGGAGTGGGTAACGGTAGAAGACGGTCGGGTGCGCGACTTTGGCGAGGGGGACGGAATTGTCGACGACTTCTCGCACCGCAGCATGAACGAGGTAACGGTACCGCTCGACCAACCATTTAAGG